GAAAATTGGGCAGGGTCTGGGCTGGTAAACGGCAAAGTTCCCACTACGGGCGGCGGGACATGGGCTGCTTCCGCTTCTATGAGTTATAGCGGCGGTTTTGCAGGGCCGGGAGGACAGTTGTTTCCGACCCCAACTGCTTATCACTCAGCAACCTATACAGACGCTAGATTTATTGGTTTTGTAAGGCCGGGGGCAACTGGGCCAAATCAAAATCAGCCGCTGTACATTTATGCTAGGGGGGACGTTAATAATGCAGTCCCTTCAAATTGTTACTATATTGCCTGTAACTCCCAAACCAACTCTAGCACGAACGGTATTGTTCTGTATAAACGAATATCCGGGGTTGATACAACATTGGGTACACTGGACATATACGTTCAGGATCAAACGGTCGGCCTTGAGGTTAGCGGGTCGGCTATTAAAGTGTATTACAACGGGACAGTGGCTATTAGCGTAACAGACACAGCAATCACCACCGCTGGCTATTGGGGTTTTGGGTTGACGTATGGTGAAAATGGTGAGGATACGGGTGATTCTTCAATAGGCGCAATTACCATTCAAACAGCATAACTATGGCTAAGAAGAAAACCCCATCCCTAGCCGTTGGTCGCGGCGAGAAGCTCCCTGTATCTAAAGGTGCGGGCTTGACCGCTAAGGGAAGAGAGAAATACAATGCTGCCACAGGCAGCAACCTCAAAGCACCTCAGCCTGAAGGTGGTCCCCGCAAGAAGTCATTCTGTGCTCGCATGAGCGGTATGCCGGGACCGATGAAAGACGAGAAGGGTCAACCCACTCGCAAAGCCGCATCTCTCAAACGATGGAAGTGCTGAAATGAAAGACGAAGCTCTTGAGGCAACTAAACACGCGCTAGATGCCGTGTCCGTCATAACCGTAGTAGGGACACTTGTGGATATTCTGCCGTCAATAGCAGCACTGTTTACGATCATTTGGACAGGCTTCCGTATCTGGGAGACTGATACCGTTCGTGACTGGACGGGAAGATTGGAGAAGTAGTGCCCTCCTCTTCCAAAAAACAGCACAACTTTATGGCGGCAATCGCCAACAACCCTTCTTTTGCAAAAAAAGTAGGGATCCCCCAGAGCGTAGGCTCTGACTTCGTTAAGGCCGATAAGGGCCGTAAATTTGCAAAAGGTGGTGATATGGCTACGAAGAAACCTCTCCCAGCATTCATGAAGAAAATCATGGAAGCCAAAGACAAAGCTAACGCCCCCAAGAAGGGCGTGACCAAGATGGCTAAGGGCGGCTGCGCTATGGCTAAAGGCGGCGGCATCGAGTCCAAGGGTAAAACCAAGGGCAAGATGGTCAAGATGAAGAGCGGCGGCGGCTGCTAATAAGGAACCGTCATGGCTAACGAACAACCAAAAGGTAAACGGGTTCCCGGCACAAACACATTCGATGTGCAACAGCCGCCCCCCAAAAAGAAATACTACCCCGAAGACGAGCTTGGTACGGGTATTCTGATTGACGGTAAGCAGATGAAGCCTACGTCAAAACCAGCCCCTAAGCCCGATCCAAAGCCTATGAAAAAGATGGCTAAGGGCGGCGTTACTCGTGCTGACGGGTGTGTCCGTAAAGGGCACACTAAAGGCAAAATGGTATGAGACCTAGTCGCGGCATGGGGGCTATCAGTCCCTCCAAGATGCCGGGGGCCAAGAAAAAGGCTCGCCGCGACGATACTGACTTCGCGCAGTACGCCGAAGGCGGTAAGGTAAACGCTGCGGGTAACTACACCAAGCCGACTATGCGTAAGTCGCTGTTCAACTCTATCAAGGGGCAGGCTACGCAAGGAACCGCAGCGGGCCAATGGTCAGCGCGGAAAGCTCAGTTGTTGGCTAAGAAGTACAAGGCTGCTGGCGGCGGGTACACAGATTGAAAGCTCCACAGCAATCCCTTAAGAATTGGACTGACCAGAAGTGGCGGACCAAGTCGGGGAAGCCTTCGTCTAAAACAGGCGAACGCTATTTGCCAGAAGCAGCGATCAAGTCTTTGTCTCCTGCGGAGTACGCAGCGACAACCAAAGCCAAACGTGCGGGTAAGGCAGCGGGCAAGCAGTTCGTTGCTCAACCGAAAAACATTGCTAAGAAGACAGCGGGGTTCAGATAATGGGTGCTGGCGGAATGAAAAGACCGGGAGCAGGTATGCCTGCTTCCCAACAAGGCGGCGCACCGATGCTCCAGAACGCTTTGCAGCGACAGCAGCAGCGACAGCAAATGCCCATGCAGCAACCACCCATGATGCAAACGCAGCAGATGCCGATGCAGCAGATGCCACCCCCTCAGATGCCGCAGCAAATGCCGCAGAACCCCATGCAACAAGGCGCAGCAGGCGGTAAGGGCGGTATGCCCGGAGCCCAGAACCCTATGCAGCAGGGTCAAATGCCGCAGAACCCATATATGCAGCAGATGATGCGTAATCAAATGCAGCCTATGGGGCAGCAAGGCGCAGCGGGCGGTAAGGGTGGTATGCCCGGAGCAGGACCAGCACCCAATGCAATGCAGCAGTTCTCGCAGCAGCAAGGTCTTGCGGGGATGCTGGGACCACAACAGTCGTCAACTAACTCGTTGCAGTAATGGCTACTTCCGGTACTTCAGCCTTTAATCTTGATCTGACCGAATTGGTCGAAGAAGCGTTCGAGCGTTGTGGTGCGGAGCTTCGTTCAGGTTACGATCTTAAGACTGCAAGGCGTAGTCTCAATTTGCTTTTTGCTGATTGGGCTAATCGCGGGATTAACCTTTGGACTGTTGCACAGTCTTCTATCACCCTTGTTCCGGGTACTGCGACGTATGCTCTCCCGGATGACACGGTAGATCTGCTTGAGCACGTTATCCGTACCGGAGCAGGGAGTGCTTCGACTCAGGCGGATCTGTCGATCACGCGCATCTCTGTATCTACCTACGCTACGATCCCCAACAAGCTGAGTCAGGCTAGACCCATTCAGGTCTACATCAACAGGCAAGCGCCTATCCCCAACGTCACGGTCTGGCCCATCCCAGATGCTTCGCAGACCTACACATTCGTGTATTGGTATCTTCGCCGTATCCAAGATGCTGGCGGTGGTGTGAACACGATGGATGTGCCGTTCCGCTTCATCCCCTGCATGGTTGCAGGGCTGGCCTATTACCTTGCGTTGAAGCTGCCTGATGGACTGCAACGCCTTGAAACGCTAAAGGCCCAGTACGACGAAGCATGGGATCTGGCATCATCGGAAGACCGCGAGAAGGCAGCAATTCGGCTCGTCCCAAGGCAGATGTTCATAAACTGATATGGGCAATAGATTCGCGTCAGGTAAGAACTCCATCGCGGAGTGTGACCGCTGTGGACAACGGTTCAAGCTGACCGCGCTCAAGAAGGAAATTGTAAAGACCAAGCTGTACAACATTCTTGTGTGTACGCAGTGCTGGGATCCAGATCATCCACAACTTCAACTGGGTATGTATCCAGTAGAGGATCCTCAAGCGGTACGCGAGCCTCGCCGGGATCAGACCTACTACCAGTCAGGTGTTACCTCTGATGGGTCGTTGGGCGGGGGCAGTAGAGTGTTTCAATGGGGCTGGAATCCGGTTGGTGGAGCCAGCGGTTTCGATACCTTGCTCACGCCAAACTACTTGGTTATGCAAGCGATTGTTGGTACAGTCACGGTAGTGACGACATAAGGAGGCCACATGGCTAAGGACGTTAAAGCCGCACTCGCTGCGCACATGAAGAAACCTATGCCGAAGGCGCACCCCGATGATGCTGTAAAAGGCATGAAAAAGGGTGGCCCAACGGGTAAAGACCGTATGACTATGGGTCGGGGTATGTCTCGCGCTGCTAACCAGAAGACGGGTTGAATCATGGCTAAGTACAGTCAGAAAGAAAACGGCAAGGAAGTCGGTCAGGCCAGCGTTTACGCAGAGCCCCACACAATGGACGGCAAGACACTCGGGGCCGATGACTACGGCAAGAAGCCGACTATGCCTAGCAAGAAGGATTGGGTTCCTCTCGCTGGTGTTGCTATTGGCAACAACGATACCGTCAAGACTGATGGCATCAAGATGCGCGGCACAGGCTGTGCGACTAAAGGCTTGATGGCTAGGGGGCCGATGGCATGAATTACACGGCGCTTGTAGATGCGATAACCTCCTACACGGAGAACCAATTTGCCACGGCAGACATGAATACGTTCATCACGCAGGCAGAGCAGCGCATTTACAACAACGTGCAGTT